ATAACGAGCAGTGTATGCTTCATTTGCATTGTCGAACTCAACGCCAGAACCTTCGGATTTTGTGGGAGCATTCCCAAATCCGACCAGCATGACCTCTTCTTCGAATGCACGGTCTGATGTTTCCGTATCGAAGATTTCTGCATGCTGATTCTCATAACGGTCATATTCCATACCGAATAGAGCGTTCAGGCCCGGCTCAAGTTCTTTGACGAGTTGGGAGCGTGAAATAGCCATAACTCAATCTCCTTATGCCAAGCCAGCGGTTCCACCGCTGAACAGGTGGTTGTTGATTTTTACGATCACGTTTGTGTTCGCGCTCGAAACATCGCTGTTCTCAGGGTCTTGAGAAATGTCGATGGCTTTCAACGGCAAAGTTGCAGTTGTTGCACCAGTCGTCACATCAAGCTCCATACGAGAAATACCAGAAGTGGTATCTCCAACTGGAGATTGATCAACAATGTCGAAATTACCAGCCAAGTCAGCCACAGGGAATGCAGCATCAGCTTGAATTTCAAATGTTGCACCCGGATCATCAATGACGTTTGCCATGATGTCAGATGCTGAAATGCTACCGGGGTAGCTATTTGAGAAAGTTGGCTTGCCAGTTGTTGGATCGGTATAGAAGCAACCGTTGAACACACCAAGGATCAAACCTGATCCTCCTGCGGCAACACGCTCAATACCACCACCAGTTACCATAGCAACAAGGTCGCCTTGGAAAATAGCGGTAGCATAGCCTGAAGCAATCCGATAACGGTTTTGCTGTTGTGAGCTAATGCTTGTACGAACTGGACGAAGGCCAAAAGAAGCGTCTTGGTTAGACATAGCTAATTTCCTTCAATTTATCCGCCTTTTCGACTGGAGCCGAATGAGACAGAAGATTTACGTTGCGGAGCAAGTTTCGGCATGGCTGGATTGTTTTCTTGCATCCAGTCATTGTCCACTGCGTCCATTTGATTTTTAGTCACACCTTTATAGTGATTTTTCCGCTGCTCAACCATTTCGACGGGCATTCGTGCGAGAACAAGACCGCCGTTGCCAATGACACCAGCGTTACGACCCTCGTCTACTACAGGTCCAATCCAATCTGGGTAATCCTCTGCGCGAACGAGATCCCAGCCTTCTTGCCGTTTCTTAAAAACGTTAGTTTTATCATCGAACTCCATCACAGATTCACGAATCCAGCGATGGACATATCCAATGGGAGGTTCAGGAGCGTCTAAGGCTGTACCGGGACGCCATTCCATTTTGCGCTCTGTGCGCTCCCGCGATTGTACTTCGCGTGATGTCCTGTCAACCATATCAATCTCTCCTGTTTTGCTCTAAGCGAGCGACTTCTTTTGCATATCTTTCCAGAGGAATACGCATTTTTTTGGCAAACGCCACTTGACCGGGTGTAAGTTCCACCGACTTTTTCCGCCCTGACTTTACAGACCGTCCGTTACCAGACGCAGGAGCAACGGTCTGGGCGTTGGACCGTTTATCCTTAAACTTATGAGGCATTTCCCTACGCATACGAGAGTCGATTTCTTTGTAGTAATCGTCGCTTGTAGGATCGTAATCTTCCTCTAATACAAGTTGCTCATGAATTGCTTGAGCAGCGCGGGTCATAATTCTATCTGACCCAAACCATTGATTCTTTTCCATCCACCTTTCCAGCTTAGGATCACGCTGTGGCTGTTGTTGTGGTGGTTGAACATATTGCTGTTGCGGGGCTTGAACTTGCTGCGCTTTTTGAGCTTCTTGCTCTTGATTTTGACGCGCAATCCTTGCTTTTTGCTCACTAACTTTTTCTTTTGCCATAGCAATTTTAGCTAGTGCCTGCTGTGCCTTTGCGACTTTTTCATAATCGCCAGCTTCATTTGCTTCCTGCAAAGCACGAGTGGCTTGATATTCTTGAGCGTTTAGACGGCTTTCCGCTTCACTGTTATATGCACCATTTAGTTGTTGCAAACGCTGCCGCATTTGCTGGTTTTCAGCTTGCACTTGCTGGGCGTACTGAACAGCAGCTTGAGCTTCCTCTGCTGCCTGCTTACGTTTTGCCGTTAATTGATTGATTCGACGCTGAACAGATTCACTGTAGCTATCTAGCTCATCGTCTCCTGAAGAATCTTTACGAACATTTGTTCGGGCTTCTTCTTCTTCGTCCGAAGACATTTCAATTTCAACGCCTTGATCGTCGTCATCAAAATCAACAGATGTAGCTTCCTCAATGTCTTCGTCTTCACGAATGTCTTCAGCCATAGCCATTTTCCTTGCTCTCCATTACCTTATACATAAGAAATGTCTTTTGGGTCAAGAATTGTTGCGATAATATTATCGTCATTTATAATACGAACCTCAAGACCTTCCACTTTGAACCTATTTCCAGCATATCTTCCTATAAGAACCCAATCCTTTTCATTACACCAAGGACCATTTGGGAATTTTTGGGAATCTTTATATGCGTCTGGACCCAACTTAACCACATAAGCGGCTACAGTCGCAAAGGCTTCACGGTCACGAACCTGATCTGGAACGTACAAACCGCCTTTTGTTTGCGCACTTGGGTAATAGGGAATGATGAGAACACGATAGCCTGTTGGCTGTGGCAATCTCTCTAGTGCAGATGTTTCCATTTGAGATGGATCATCTTCGTTTTTGTTTGCCGCACCTTTACCAAAAGCATTTTCTATAGGTTTTGGCATTTCTGCGTTTTCTTTTATTGCCTTTCGCGCTGCCTTTGCAACGTGATCTGGCACAAATAACTTATTAGTCATCTGCGTACTCTATGCCTTTCATCGCGGTTTTGATTTCTTGTTCAACGTAGGACATTCCGCGTATTTCGCCTACGATGTACCGATACTCGTCAAAAGCCTGTATCGAACCATCCGCGAGCTTGTCTTTCAGACGCACATCGCGCTCACGTATGTTTTTCAAGAGATATTCTGCAAGATTTAGTGCGTCCATACCGCATATAGTATGCGATTATTTGGAAAGCACAAGTATAATTACCATAAAATCAGAAAATACCTTGGAATCTCTGGGGTCTAGCAATTCTGCTAAACCTGCTAATCACCCCACCGTTAGCTTTTTTTACTGGTTTTCTTTTTGGCTGGGGCTTTTTTGACTGCTTTTTTGGGCGCGACTTTTTGGCTTGGCTTAGGGCTATCGCCACTGCTTGCTTCTGCGGACGCCCCTCTGACTTTAGCTTCGATATGTTCGAGCTTATCACTTGCCGACTTGATCCCTTTTTCAACGGCATTACCAACCTCCTTTGCTGCACGTTTTGCAGAACGAATTTGCTCTACAATTTTCTCCCTAACAGATGAACTCATTTTACCGTCCTTTCATTTGTGCATTCACCGCAGCAATATCTCTCTGAGTCTGAATGCGTTCTTCAGCAACGCGGGAACGCTCATCTATAGCCTTTTCTTGAGCATCAATACGTTGCTGCGCGATTAACACATCATTGCGCTCTTTCTCGCGCTCCATCTCCTGACGTGCTTCAAATTCACCTTGCTTACGCTGCATATCTGCGGCCTTCAGTTGCAATTCTTGCTGTCTGATTGCCACTAGCGGATCTTCCGTTTGGCCCTCTGGAGACATAGCCTGCACAAGTTGCTCTGTCATATCCGCCGCTATTTGTGCGGCCCTTGCGTCTATTTGAGGCTTGAATTGCATCATCATCATTTGCATTGGGTCTTGTGGCATAGGCCCTTGAGGTCCCATTTGTGGAGGCTGCATTTGAGCTTGTTGTTGCATCATCTGCATTTGCTCTGGTGGAATCTGAGACATAACTTCCTGTTGTGCCTGATTTTCTGCAAGCATTCCAATATGCTCTTGAATATGCCCTTGGAGCGTAACAAGAGCCTGTGGATTCAACTGCATCGCAGGTGTGGACATAATCGCCATGTGTGTTTCAATGTGCGCCTCATGATCTTGATCAGGAAACGCCTGCAAAGGAGCGCCCATGAGAGCGTTTTGATTCTCCTTTGATGGATTCATTGGCTGAGGCTGTGGAGGAGGCGGCAATATCGCATCAATGTTTGTTACGCCTAGCGCCTCATACATCTTACGATAAGCAGCATACAGCCCCTGTGGGCCACCATGTATCTGTGGATTAGACTGAACTAACTGTAGCTCAGTTTGCGCCAAAGCAATTCGCTGCGACATCGAAAAGATGTTTGGATCAGAAACTGGCAAAACATCAATTTGAGGTCCAAAATCCTGCACAAAAATCTCAGGACCCATCTGCATATCTGCTTGATATGGATATGCCTGCACCGTTTCTGCAAAAATCTGAGCCAGAAGTTTGAACTCAATCTTTTGTGAGTAATGAAGACGCTTGTGAATCGCGGACATAACCTTTGTCCCGCGCTCCATAATCGCCATCGTTGTGCCAACGGGCGTTTCACCGCCCATCTCACCAACCTTCAAGTCAGCCATAGACGCAAAGCGGCGTCCTGCGTCTACGAGAGTGCCTAAAAGGTTATAAAGCGTCCCTGAAGGCTCTTTGAAGGGGAGGGGCATCAGAGAGCCTTGCAGGGTGCCTCCAACCACATCGACATCGCGGAACTCACCCGGTTGTAGAGGAGCATCTTCATCGCGAATACGAGCGCCACGGGCTTTAAAACCCGCAGGCAAGTTGGAGAGCGTACCTGCATCAATTAGCTGACGCAGAATGGACGTAGAGGCTTGCGCCAAACCACCAATCATATGCGTCAAGCCAAGGCCATAGAACCCCAGACCGGGCAGAAATTTATAATGTACGAAATATTGTTTCGCACTCTTAATCGGATCAGCCTCAGTGTAATTACGGCGAATAGACAAAACATCGCCTGAATCCGCAATAATCGTCACAATATAAGGCAACTTCAAGCCAGTCGGCTGACCATCGACCCCCATATCCTCAAAGCCCTGAATATCAAGGCTCGTATGAACTTCATAAAGCGTTAACTCTTCAGATGGTCCGCTAGGATGAACGCCTTGAATATCATCAATTGATTCTTCAACCTCATCAGCTTCGTATGAACTGCCCTCAGAAGAAGTTGGCAAATCAATATCACGATAAAAACCAACAAGCTGCATCTTGCGGATTTCATTGGAATCCATTGAAATTCGATGCGTAATGCGCGGAGAAGACACCAAATCAGTTGCACCATATGGCACAATCAAGTCTTCAGCGTGTATAAACTTGCTAACAGCACGTTGCTTTAGCGGATCAAAATAAACCTTCTTAAACGTAGAACCAATGACAGGAAGGTAGAACAGCATCTGATCCAACTCTGGATCGTACTCTTCCATCTTGTAGGTAATCATGTAGTTCATGTAGTCTTTGACGCGCTCAGACTGCTTTACAAGCATTTCATTTTGCGCACCAATAACAGATGTACGAACAGGTCCAGTTGCAGGCAACAACTCACGATACGCTTGCGCTTGAAACTGTGTGACAGACTCAGCCAATAATGGATGAATAACGCCAGAAGACCCTTCAAACGGCTCTGTCCGCTCTTCAGTCTTCATCCCCAAAAACTCAAGGCCAGTTTTATATGAATCTTCCCAATCTTCACGAGAGGACAAGTCATCCTCAATCGAACCAACCAAATCAGATGAAATTAAACCCAACTCGGCTTCATCAATAACTTCAGCCAAGTTCCCATCAAACGGAACGCTAACAGGGGCCTCCATAGGCTCCTCATACTCACCCACAACGGCGCTACCGTCATCAAACTCAGTAACCCCGGGCTGTGCAGCCAAATCAATCACATTCTCAAATGTTGGCCCCTGTGGAACCATTGGTTCTTCGGGCAATCCACCCGCACCTAGACCGCGTTCTATAGCCATTAGAAAATGTCCTTCTCGTTGCCTTCAAGTGGCTCCAGTTCATCAATGTCATCAAAGTCAGTCATAGGACCGCCTTTTTCCCAAGCATTGCAAACATTCTCAGCCATGCAGGTGAAATCCAGTTTAGTACAATACCCAACCTCGTCACCCTCATCCATTCCAATGCCATTCTCAATGCAATCAAGCATCTTGGAGCGAATGTTGTAGTATTCACAAGTTCCGCAGATTTCTTTCTTTTTTTCCCAATTCTTCACAGAATGACCGTAAGCATATTCCTGTATGGCATGCTCACGGTTTTTGTCGTTTAAATCTGCATCCTGAGTCGAAAGAGGACAAACAAACTCCTCTTCCGCCTCATACATATCGTCATCAACAACTTGGTTGATACCAGACCTAAGCTCATCCATGTCAATGTTGATAACGATTTTTGCCATCACTTTACTCCAGAAAAATTGGTGCCAGAAATGGCTGCACCACCGCCACGGCAAACACCGCCCCCATGCTCATAGCCGCGAACCCTGCCGCCTTTTTTCATTTTGCGAGGCTTCTCGTATTTTTGACGGACTGATTCTTCAACTTGATCTATAAAGGTTCTAGCCTTCATACTACCAGATTCTTTAGGAGTCATTTCCCCAGCAAGCCTGCGTTCATTTATATTTTTTTCAATCAGTTTCTGCAACTCTGTGTCACCAGCGTAAGTTTCTCGAAACTCTTTTGCATAGTCGTCAGACATATAGATTTGTCCACCTGACTTGGTGGGGCGCATATTTACCTTTTTACGTTTAGCCATTAGTAATATTCCCTTTTTCGGCGTGCAAACGCCAGTTCATCTTCATCGTCATAGTCGCTCGGAGTGGTGATAAAACCACCTTGCCTAAAACGCAGTATAGCCTGAGTCATCGAATCCGCCAAGTCATCATGTTCACCATTTGGAAATGCAGCGCATTCCTCCATAACTTCATCAGCAAAATTCGTGTCAGGACACCACACCATACCACTCTCAAACACAGGCGCACACGCATGCATCCGCGTAAACTTATCCGCGCCACGGCTCGGCGTAAACGGCGTCACAGGAATACCCATCCTACGCAATTCCTGCGTCAACGGCATACCACTCGCCTTCTGCTCCACAAGAACCATGTCAGGCTCATACAATTCATACAAATCATGCGCCTGCTGCTTTAACTCTGGAAACTCCCAGCGCCCCCTAACAGCATCAAGCAACACAATGTGATCCTCTCGCGTTTCATCGTAATGAAAAATACCCCAAGTCGTAATCGCACTATAGTCAGCCCTGTCACCCTTACTAAAGGCAGTATCATAACTTTGGATAATATAGCTGCACGTAGGCGGATCGTCCTTTTCCCAAATGTTCCACCACTCACGCTTAATAATCGCACCCTCTTCCGCAGTCGGGTTCTGCATATACTGCGCATTCCACTTAGCTACAGGAATAGACGCCTTAACGCTCTCAAGCTCGTTTAAGCTCCAGAACTCAGGCCAAAGCGGATCTCCAGACGGCATAATCGCAGGAAACTCAACAATATCCCACTGATCCGCACCCTTCTCACTCTGCTTCGCCAAAACCTTCGCAGTCAAATCCCTGATCGACCACCGTGTCATAACAATGATAATCGAACCACCGGGCTGTAAACGCTGCCTCGGACCAGAGGTGTACCACTCGTAAATGTTATCTAACGCAGTCGCACTCAGCGCGTCTTGTTCGGAGACAGGATCGTCGATAATCGCAAGGTCAGCGCCGCGCCCCGCGAGAGCGCCACCGACACCCACCGCATAATACTCGCCGCCACCGTTCGTACTCCATCGAC